CGGCGAGGCGCAGCAGGGGCGGCCGGCTGAGTGTTAGCGTAACTGTTCGCAATTCGTCGCATCTGCTGAAGCGCGGCCAATCGTTCGCCCGTACTCTTGTCACGGTTCGCAAGATCGCCGGCCGCCTGCATGTACATCTGCACATCGATATTGGACTGCGGCCCTTCAAAGCGAGGCACGTTTGCGACCAGCTTCGCCGCCAGAATATCCAGCTGAGACGCGGCCTTTGCGCCTTCCGTGGTGTAGTTGAACAGTCGGGCAGATGCATCCCCCAAAGCGCCAACGCGACCCCCTGTAGACCGCTGTAGCAGTTTTTCGGCTTCGTCGAGGAAGGTTAGCGCTTCTTTAGAGTCTCTTGTCCTCTTTGCCGCTGCCGCCTGCGTCTCGGCCTGTGTTTTTGCTGTTGCCCGCGCACCTTCAATCTGCGGCTGATAGAACAGGTCGGTTTCCGCGCCAATTCGCGCCTTCTGCCCGGCAGCCTGAACATCGATAGCGGCCATTGCCGGAGCATATTGGAGGTCAACCCCAGCTTTTGCGGCTTGCACCGCTGCGGCTTCATCTTCCGGGCGACGGGAGACACCAAGGGCAGGGCTGAGCCCCGTCTGGAACCCTCGGGGGGCCGGGGCGAGACCTTCCATCGCCTGTATCGCGGCAATATCCTGTGGCGACATGTTCGGATCGATCGCAATTGGAACGCCGCCCGCGCCCATCATCGTCGGCTTCGGCGCCACTGTTCCGTCTTCAAAAGTCGGCGCGCCCATCGCAGGAGCCGCCATCCCAAGCGGCGCGAACTGCCCTGTCGTCTCGTCGTAAATCTCCACAAGCCCGGTTCGCGGGTTGCGGCGACTGTATCGCTTACGCCCATCCGGGCCTTCAACTAGTTCGAACCCGAACCCGGCGGACGACGCACGGCCATCGAGGCCCAATTTCACACGGGCAGCCTGTTTCCTCTGCTCGGGCGTCAGCCCGCCAGCCTGTGCGGTCAAGTCAAATTCGCGATATCCGGCCGGAATTTCTCCCAGCTGCTCCCGGCGCATCTTGTCGGCCCGGTAAGCGTCTTCAATCTGCTGCCTTGCGCCCTCGTTAAGCCCCTGAGTGCCAGCCAGCAGGCCGCGCGCAATCGCTGCGCCCGTATTGCCACCGTTGGGCTGAAGCGCAGCCACGCCGAACTGTAGAAGCCCCTGCCGGAACAGACGTTTTTTCTGGTCGTCGTCCAACTGATATTCAGAGCTTCCAGATTGCGGAGTAAGCCTGTCGAAAAGCCGGCTATACAGCGGCGCCCTCTCAACTTCAGGACGAAAGCCTATGACGGGATTTTTTGCGAACGCCGGTGCCTGAAAAGCCTGCAAAAGCGCAGGAATCAAAGGCTGTTTTGTGATCTGGTATGCCATTAACCACCCCCCCCGAACAAGGAGGCAATGATCGCCGCATAACCGGCCGCGTTCTGCCCAGCGCTCGTGTAATTCGGGTTAGCTCCGGTCGTCGATGACGTTCCGCCAGTAATCGACCGAAGTACGTTATTCATCAGTTCAAGCTGCCGCGCGCCGTGGCCGCGTTCGTCAAGGTAGGCGTTGTAATTCGCGTCATTCAATAGCTGTTGGCGGCCGAGCTGCTGGCTCCAGTCGTTCCGCATGTTGTCGGCGTTCTGGAATCGGATGCCCGTGGAAGCGTTCGCCAGCTCGCGCGCAAGGCCCTGTTGCGACCCCTGCATTGCCTGCATATGTGCAGATCCGCCGAACGCGCCGCCCTGCTGGAATTGCGCCATCTGCTGGGGGACGACCGCATTCTGGTAATTCTGTGTGATGTCGCCCTGTAGCTGCTGGATCATCTGGTCAGAATATTCATTCGTCGTATACGGGTTAGCCTGCCCGATACCGGCCACACGCTCCCCGGTGTACGGCCTGTAAGGCTCCGATGCTAGTTGCCCGGCCCGGTTCAAATTCTGCTGAAAATAGTTCGTCGCCCAAGCCGGCGGGCCGCTGTTTTGGACAGTCGTGGTGGTGGGTTTTCCGCCGCTGCTCATAGTTCAATCCCGTAAATTGCTGAAACTATCGTGTGCCGGGACTTCCACCCGGCGCGCTTGGAGCCAAACGTAATCATTTCCGCACCCGCTGCCCTTGCCATGGCCTTCAGCATGTCGATCCCGGCCTCTATCACGTCCGTGCCCGCAAGATTATGCGCAACCCAGACATGCAGGAACTTGCGCCCGGAAAACTCTGCAAACGTAACCGTTGTAACCAGCACTCCGGCCAATTGTCCGCCTTCTTTTGCAAGATGCAAGGCCGCTGAGCCGGACCTGATCGCGTGATAAATGTCCTCGGGAATCCAGTCTTCCGGGCTCTTGGCCTGCACAGCGTCAAGCGATGCCCTGACTCCCGGCCAGACCGATCTAAGATTGCTCGCTTTGACTAGGTAAAAGTCCATCAGTTTCCCGTAAGGGTGCGGCATTCAAGAAACGTTAGCGGAGAATCGTCGGTGCATATCCAGCCGGTAATGACGTACTTTGTCCCCGGGGCCCCCAGCTCGGAAGGTGCTGAGTTCTTCACTGTGTCGCCGATTGCAAAATCCCCGGCTGTCGGCGCTGCGGTGTAAGCATTCGTGATAACGCTGATTTTCCCGAGTGACAGGCCATTGACCTGAGATGCGACCTGTCGGAATAAGAGCTGTAGCACCCGGACCATTTCGGCCGGTGCCGCTGGAATTCTCGGGTTTTCGTCCAACTTCATTCCGGGGTCGTCCTCTTAATATCAACATCTAGCCCATCCATGCCCATCTTTCCGACGAATGACATACGGACGCTATGCCAGTGCGATGAGCGTCGAAAGTCGTAGCGGTTGCGCGATAGGGTCGTGATCGAGTCCTGTGTTTTTGTGTCCCCCAAGGTCTCGCGGTAGAAGTTGATTGCGCCGGCAACGCCGGGGACAGCCAAGAATCTCGGGGTAACACGGCTCAAATATCCCCATGCGGTCACGTCGCCGAAATCGCCAGTTTCGATAAACGACTCGCCGGGCGTCCCGGTAATCGAGTACAGCACAGATGATTGAAACAGCGCCGGAATTGTTTGATCCGTCAGCCAAAACGGTGAATCGTAGGCGATATTCGGCATATCGTCATAGGTCGCGTACTTGGATGAGATATTATCGTATGTGGTCGCGCCACTGACATACAGCACTGGAGTTTCGGCGGAAATGGCCCGCTTCCCCCACGTATTAGTGCGGAAGTTGTAAATCAGCTGCGAATCCAGCGCGCCACTGGTTGAATTGACGCTAGGGTAATACCAGTAAATATGGCTTCTAGGAAGATCAATAGCCGCAATGATGTTCTGCGCATACTGCGCATTCATATGCGCAAAGAACCATTCCCGAATCGGGGCGTCTAGCGGCCTAGGAAACGTTCCGTCGAACACATAGAAGTCATTTAGCCCGACGAAGTAATGCGCCGTCTCAATAGAGGCGACCCCGCGCTTCGAAAGACAGCCGATATCGCCCGGGACCCTGATCCATTGCCAAATCAGCGGAGGCCCAACATAGCGGCCTACATAAATCGATGTTGGCTTATAGGCGACTACATCGTCACCAAGGGCTGCGCCGGCCCGGATCGCCCCGGGAGAGTCCAGAAGGCGGCCATTAGCCGATTGTGTCGATAGCGCAGGCGTCCAGATGGTTTGATCGCGCAGCCCGGAGCACCACCAGCCGTCTGGGCGGTCGCCATAGGTTGCGTCCGTGGTGTTCAGGGCCATCACGAAACCGGACGCCGTAACCAGTATCGATGCCTTTGGGGCCGTAGCGATATCCGCAAACGCGCCGCCCGGCGACGACTGGCCGATGGCCTGTGATCTGTTCGCGTTCAGTACAATGTTGCCGAACACGCAAAACGCTTGCGGTTCCGTTCCTGTGTACCCGCCGCCGCGCGAACGATCAACCCATGCCGTGCCGGACGCCTCATAGATCGCCGTGCTTGTCGCAGCAAACAGCCGCCTAGTCCCATCCAACAAGGTCACGGTGTAGGAGCTGGTTGGCGTACCCGCCGCCAACCCATCCTGCCCAACATCGACAAGGCTATTCGCCGAAAACAGGCCGGTCATGGTCGGTACGATGGAATCGCAATCAACCACGGCCCCCTCGGTGGCTGGGTCAAGGTCTGGCGCGAATCCAGTCAGCGGGACCCTCACGGCATGCGGCTCCGGCGACGCATGGCCGGCGCATTGCCGTATCGGGCGTTATCGTCCGCCATCCGCATGGCCGACAGGATCGACTTGTATTGCTCGGCCCATACAAGCGTGCGAGCGTCGTCCTGAAGATAGGGGGACGCCTCGATCAGCGCCGCGTAAAGGTACAGTCCCGGCTCTTTCTGTAGCAGCCAGTTGCTTGTCGTGGTAGTCGTGGTAGGCAATCCGCCATCGGCCGGAGTCGTCACTGTCACCGACCCTAGCGCCGGGAGTTTGCCGAAATACAATAGACTGAACAGCACTTCGTTTGACGGTTCGCCGGGGCCGGGGACCAGTCCGGATGGTGTCTGGCCGCCGATCATATAAAGCAGCGAACCGACGCGAACATAGCCGTACGGGACCGCAGACTCTACGTCCCGGTCCTGCATATTCTCCGGCGGAAGCGGGTTGACCTCGAAATACTTGCCGCACGCACTGATTCGGACAGACTGAAGTTCAAGCACACCGTCCGGCAGCGTGATCGACTTGTCCGTTGACAGTCCCGTGACTAGTTCTGTCTGCATTTCGAGAACGCGCAAATCCTTATTCATCCTGGCTTCCGCCAACTGGATAAATGTCGGAATCTGTGTGGTCAAGTCAGCACGGGCCAACCAGCTCGCGATTGCTGCTTGCAGCGATGCGTAATCGGTAATCATCAGACTCTCCCTTTCCAGACCCGGAACCCTTCAAGGTCCGGATCATTGAGCATGTTTCGGATATGTTTTTCGTCCATCATCAGTTCGCGGTACGTGATACCTTTGAGTTGGCAGTAGTACTCAGCAAAGCCGGGCGGGAAGTGCGCCGCGTGTTTCATCTCAGACGAACCCACCATCCCGGCACTTCGCAGTGCTTTGACCTCTTCCAAATGCGGTTCAGCGTCGAATGAGCGGCGTTCGATGATGTTGCCGTTTTCGCGGATGAGTCCGGTTGTTTTCATAGAATGATCCTTAGCGAAACGGAATCGACGGATGCGATCACTGCGAGACTGCCGTCAATTGAAAACGTGTCTGCGGCTGTTGCGACGATACTGCGCGTATAGGTGCCCGCCGCTACAAGCGTAGCGCCGAATGAGAACGCGACTGCGCCTGCAAGATACCCGCGAACAACGAGCGCAGTTGCCGCCATGCTTGGCACGACGATTGTCATCTGGTACGTGCGCCCGGGGATGAATGCGTATGGCTGACTCAACGAGGAGATGACGCCCGGAGTCGTGCAAGTGGCTTGGCCGGCCGTGATAACCCACCCGATGCCCTTAGTCCACACTGTGTCTGTGGCAAAGTCGCCGTTAGCCAGCAACTCAGGGCCAACAAGCCCGCTAGTAGATGAGCGGTGCGACATTGCGAGTGCATGCCCGAATCCCATTAGAAGATCACCACGAGCCCGGTCGCGGTTGTCCCGGTCAGGTTGATGCCAGCGACGCGGAACGGGAGGACGTAGCCAACAGGCAGGCCGGTAAACGTCACCGCTACGGCGCCATTGGCCGGGCGGACCACGATATTTCCACCGCTCCCGCCCAAACAGACGAACGCGGGGGAGCTGAAGGTGTCGATGTCGTTGGCTGGCGTGTAATTCTCGGCGCCGTCCGGATAGGTCGGGCACGCGCCGCTGATCGTGGTGATATTGGGGAGATTTTCGGTTGCCATGCTGTGTCCCTAGAGAAACGGCCCCGTAGGGCCGCTCTCGGTTGTCTATTACGTCAAATCACGGATTTGCGCGTGCGCGTCCTTGTTGTCCATTTGCAAACCATACTCCATTATCAACATGCGCTTTTCGGCGTCGCCCGTGGTCGCCAGCTCCTTTCGGAACAAAGGACGCAACACCTTCCACGAAACGTGCTCCGGATCGATCAGGTATGCGGCCGCATCGATAAACCGGCTCGGAACGATCTTGAGCGCGCCGAAGTCGGTCACGTACACGTCGAACGCCGCCCGCAGCTTGTTGGAATCGGAATCCTCGTAGCGGGTCGAATTACCAGTGAACGCCGATGCAAGCTGCTTGTCGGTGCCACGAACCAGCATCGTGGTCGGATTGCCGCCGGCCTGCCATGCGACCTGCATTGCCGACTTAACTAGCGTCTCGGTAAATGCGCGGGCAGTGCCAGCGACAGGGGCGGTATTGGTCGCCGGGTTGGGCATCAGGCCAGCGCCACCGCCAACCGAGCCCTGAGTGATCCAGCCAGCAAGGCCACGAGTCTGGCGGGCCGTTCCGAGAGCGCCTGCATTGAAGGTTGTATTTTGCGTCAGCGCGAATTCGGCATCGCGCATGATTTCCTTCGTCTTTTTCAGCGTCTGGTAGTCGATTTCTGAGTCTCGCCCGGCTTTGTTGACCGCCTCTTCCGTGCCCGCGATGATGAATTCCTTACGGCTGATCTGCTGGTGATTGACCCAACGGGTCGAAGGCGTCACGGCCGTGAACGTGGTCACGTCGTCGCCTTCCAGCTGCGCATTGTTGGCCGCGCTTGCGAGTGCGTCGGTCTGCCAGTCAAACTGGCGGGCCTTGGCCTTGCCGGGCTTGCCAAGCAGAGCGGTCAATGGGCGTTCGGTCGGCGAGATGATATCGATCAAGTCCGACAAGTCTTCACGCAGGCCGATAGCGGTGTAGGTGGTGAAGGTATTGGCAATGAGAGCCATGGGTTTTATCCTCGGTTCGGCGTCCTTTTGGACGCCAGATAGGCGAGCTGGTCCTCAGTGCTACCGGTTCGTCGCGCTCGCGCGTGCAATTCGGCTGCTTTCGGGTTTGGCGCGCCATTGGGGGAGTTTCGTGTACCGGAAGGCACCGGCTTGCTCGGGGTTGCGCTTTGCTTCCCCTTCAATTCCTGCTGAAGCCGCCACTTGGCCGCATCGCGAACGATCAGGGCCGCGCGGTGGTCAGTCAGCATGTTCAATTCTTCAGGCGAATAGCCACGCTCAAGCAAGTATTTGCCCATTGCGTTCGTCTCGGCCTTTTTGACCTTCGGGTCGCGCCATTCCGGGAGAGCCTTTTGCAGCTTCTCCTGCTCTTGGGCGACATAGGTCTGGTGGCTGCGTTCCTGCTCCTGCGCGCTCTGCTCGTCTAGCAGTTGGCGATGCTGGATGGCCTGCGCAATCACGCCCTTTCTTCGCTCGATGTGCTGTTTCATCCGGAGGTAAGCCACCGGGTCAGTTTCGAGCAATTCCGGCAATTGACTCTCGTTGCCGACAAGCTCCATATGCAGCGCATTTGTGAAAACGTCTAGCTGGTTGGCGTGATATGCACGCTCCTGCTGTACTCGCTCCCGCTCCTGCTCTGCTTGTCTGGTTAGCTGTGCCGCCTGTTCGGTCTTTTGCCTGTAGTCCGCATCCCGCATATAACCCTTGAAGGCTTCATCTGCGGTAATTTCCAATTCCTGCCCTTGAACAGAAATCTTGTGAGTCTTGGCGAGCCACGCTAGTGCGTCCTCTTCGGTCTGCGCTGCTGCGGGGTCCGGCTGAGCCTCAAGACCTTCATCGGCCTCCTCCCGCTCCTCCTGTTCAACCTCGCCGCCAGCTTCAGCAGCCGCCCTCGCTTTCGCAAGGTAGGCCAGTGCCGCGTCGTCGCCTGTTTCTTCGTTAAGTTCCGGGCTGTCCGGTTGACTCGTTTGCATATCGTACACCTATTGTGTTAGGGGGTAAACCATTGGCCGTCAGAGAATAGAATCCTGAACGTGTCGGCTTTGGTGACTGGCGCGCCGTACAGTGGCGCGTGGAAAACGTCTTCGGTCGCTTCGGGATGCTCGATCCGGCATGGCAAGTGCGGCTTGCGCTCGGCTGCCAATCGGGCGATTACCTCTTTTGCTTCGATCCAAGTCGCTCTAGCTGGACT